ATTCACCACCAGGATCATGCTGGCGTCAGTGCGGTTGCCGACCAGCTCAAACGACCATTGCTGGTCGGTCTGATTGAATACGCCGGAGTAGGTGACGCCACCGACGACAAAGTTCTCGCCGCCCATCGTGGTCGCGCAGATCGCGGCGAGGTCGGTGTTGAGTTGCGTGGGGTCGAAGTCGCTCATGTTCTCGCGTAGATACAATTGGCCGCATTGTGAAAAATCCGGCGCATTCCGTGAGAGACGGCGTGGGCGTCGAAATCGGTCAGGCTGCGGCCATTGTGCTCGACGCAGCAGAGCCGCACGCCGAGGCCGGAAAGGTTGAACTGGCGAAAGATCATGAGGTCGGCTCCCTCGGCGTCGATGCTGAGGAAGTCGACCAGGTTGAGGTCGGCGTGCTCGAGGAATGTTTCCACGGTCATCGTTTTGACCTTGATGGTGCCGAAGCCATAGAAGGTGCCCCAGCGCTGCTTCTCGGCATCGACCAGCGAAGAGAGCATGTGGCGGCTCGCCTCGTCGGATTCGTGGAAGAGCGCCTCGCCGTCCTGATCGGAGATGGCGATTCGGTAGGCCTCCGAGTCGGGCAAGTTCTCCTTGAGCTTCGAGAAGGCCGCGATGCCCGGCTCGACGTGCACACCAGACCAGCCGAGATCGACGAGCGCGCGGGTATTCGAGTAGGTCACGCCATCGTTCGCGCCGATGTCGAGGAAGATACCGGGCTCGCCGCAGTTGGCGAGAATGACGGCCTGCTCGCCGCTTTGGGTGTAGTCGTTCATCATAAAAAAGGCCCACCCCGGTGAAGAGGTGGGCCAGATTACAAGCCGTCAGGGCTTATGCGAACTGGGTCGCAATGAGCTCGCCGGCCGCACCGTTGACCACCTTCTCGGCGGTGGAGTGGGAGGCGCGGACGATGTCCGACTTGATGGGCTCGTCGCGGTAGGTCTCGACGTTCAGGACGCTGCCATACTGGCTCCAGTTGAGCGTGTAGGCGGCGCCACCATCGAGGAGGCCGCTTCCAACGTTGCCCACCCAGATGTAGGCGTTCGACCAGATCAGCGAGGAGCTGAAGGCCGCACCCTCGGGGGCGCCGTCATAGGCAGCGCGACCGATGAGCACGCGATCAACACCGAAGACGTCGGCCATGGCGTTCGCGTCCAGGTTCAGGATCGCGTCAGAGGAGACGCCAGCGCCGCGGGCGCGCTGCTGGAACTTGGTGGAGGCGCGGAGGCGGGTGGCGACCTGGTAGGGAACCACGACCGTGTTGGCGGTCTCGCCCTTGGAGGTGAGGCGATCCTTCGCATCATCCACGTCGAGGCCGACGTCGAAGGTGGCGATGTTGGCGGTGGTGTAGGCGGTGCCGGAGTTCGTGCTCGTGAAGTTCGAGGTGTTGAACAGGGCGGCGGCGGCGCGGAGCTCATGGGCGAGCAGGAGCTTGCGGCGGGCGAGGCGGGTGGCGATGACCTCGGCGTCGAAGAACGTGGAGTTCTTGAGGCGGATGGTGTCATCGACGGCCTGCTCGTAACCATACTCCAAGCAGGCGTAGGTGTCCTGCACGAAGCTGGCGGTGCCGCGACCGAAGCCGGAGTAAGGCGCGCGGGCCTTGACCTCGGTCTTCAGGAGCTGGCCCTGCTGTTTTTGGAACTTGGGGTATTGGCCTTCGGGGCGCTCGACTTCGACGACGGGAAGGGCGAGCGTGCCGATCAGGCCGCGCTCCCAGCCTTCGGTCTCGAACACGTGGCCGGCGAGGTCGGCGCGGTAGACTGCAGCGGAATTGGAATACATGGCGGGTAGTTATTAAAGGGTGTTGGGGATGAACTCGATCACCGCGCCGGTCACGGCGGAGGTGGTCAGAGATTTGCCGATGGCGACGGTTCCGGTGGTGGAAACGTTTCCGGCGTTGGCGGCGTAGAGGGTGTCACCGATCGTCACGGGGGCGATTGAGAGCGTGCCCTTCTGGGTGCCGGGGTTGTGGAGGAACTTGACCGAGACGTAGTCGCCAGAGGCGGCATCGGTCAGGGCGAAACCGTCCGGCTTGGTAGAGCCGGAGTTGAGGGTGATTCCGCCATTGCTGGACAGAACCACGGCGCGGAAAGCGGTAACGGTGGTGTTCGCGAGGAACGTGCCGTTGCCGGAATACATGGTGGACATGATTGGTGGAGGTTAGGGTTAGAACAAAATCACTTCGCCCTTTTGGGCGCGTGAAAGGTAGGCGGCGTAGAGCTCGGGCTTCTCTTTTTGAGCCTGGCGGACTGCGTCGTTGTGCTTGCTGCCGGAGCGCTTGAAGCCGCGGACGACCTCTTCGAAGGTCTCGGTCTTGGGCTCGGCGGCAGGCGCGGAGAACTTGGTGGGAGCGGGAAGGCTGGCGGAGAACTCGCGCAGCACGGAGAGCGCGGATTCCTGGGCGGCCTTCTTCACTTCGTTCTTCATGCCGTCGTTCATTTCGACGGCTTCGTCGGCGGCCTCAGCCGCGACAGCGGCCTCAATGGCCGCGATTTTCTCGGCCAAGGGCGCGAGGGCCGCAGCGATGGCGGCTTGGATCTCTTCGGGAGTCATGTCTGATGGGGGAGTGGGTTGGTTTTCGCCGACCTGGAATAGGCCGGAAGGATTGGCGGCGGGCTCGCTCACGATGTCGGCCGAATAGATCTCGGCGCAGCGGGCGAACCAATGGTCACCGATCTTTTCGTCGGTGCCGCTGAAAGCGATGGAAAGTCCGAAGGTGTCGGGGATGGTCTCGGCCAGCTCGAGGATGTATTCGCGGCGGGGCGATGAGCGGAGCAAGTGCAGGTCGGCGCGAACCATGTCGCCGTCGATGCGGAACTCCTTCAAATAGCCGACGATCTCGGATGCGGAGGTGGTGTGGTCGAGCTTCACCTTCAGGCCGCCGGCGTAGGTCTTGGCCTGCTCCATCACCTGCGAGAGCGTGAGGTCGTCGACGAACATTCCATGCCCGAGCGCCGGGCCTTTGGTAATCACGGCCACGCCACGAATCACGCCGGATTCGCGATCAACCTGCCCTTGGAGGACGGAGAAAAACTTGGCCTTGGTTCCCATGCTATGAGCGCGAAACGTAAAAATCAGCGCAGTGCCTCGGTTGCTCTGGCTGCGCCCAGAGTTTCGAAATCCCTTGCCAAGGGAGCGTCGAGGCCGACCGAGGCGGCGGTGGTCTCTCAGCTAGGACGTAAGCCACCGTCAGCGGGTGGCTAGCCTGCGGGGTCGAACCGTAAAATCCCACGCGCCATGGCGGCGGCGATCATCATGCCAGCGCAATCGAGGGCGTGGTTGTTGTTCTGCTTCACTTCCACCCAATGATAAATGCCCGGGCGAACCTGGCGCTTCTCTTCGCTCGCCACCTGATCGGGCCAGAGCGGGTTGAAATCGTCGGGTAGCAGGTAGGGAAAGCCTCGGCCGGCGAGGGCGTTCGAGAGCATGTCCTTCGCCCATTCGCCGTCGAACTCGATGTAAGGGGCGGTATGGCCGTTGCCCACGGCCGCGACGTAGGTGTCGGAGATCGGGATGTTCACGATTTGGCCTTGGGCGTCTCGCATGGGCCAGCGCTTGCCTTTTGTCTTGGCGCCTTGGATTCCGTTCCAGCCGAAGGTGACTGAATCCTTGTCCACCTCGCTCGGCATGTAACCTCGGTCCTGCCCGACGCATTCGCTTGGGACGCGGTAGAGCGCTTGGAGTTCGCGTAGCATGTCGCGCGTTTCCACCTTCCCGAAGTAAAGCTGGCGGTAGGCGGGCTCGGGTGTCCACGCACCGATCTCCACCCACCAGCCTTGTTGCTGACGGTCGGCTACCATGAACCGCGCGATCTCGTTCGGCACCTTCTCGGCTTGGTAGGTGGTGGTGAGGTAGTTGGTTTTCTGGCGGCCTTGAATCTCGATGGTGTTTTTCTCCACCTTCCAGAAGCGCCCTTCCTGCTTCTGGCGAAAGTTGATCAGCGCATTCTCGTCGCCGAGCCGGGCGAAGTCATTCTGCGCAAGGCAGTATTTCGTCACGAGGGTTTCGAGGCTGTGAGCGACCAGCGATTCGTAAGTGAAGGAGCGCCGGCGCCGTCCTTCGGTCGTGGCGATGTAGCGGCCTGAACCACGCCAGAGCGCGCGGGTGCGCTCGGTGTCCTGGTGGTCGTGGTTGCAATGCACGCAGACGAAGCGAGCGGTGGAGGCGGCGAGAGCGACGTCGAGCGTGCCGTCGTCGCGCTTCGCCTTCTCGTCCCAGACCACGCCCGCTCGGCTCTTGTCCTCGCGCACGATGCTGAAGCGGAGGGGCATCGGCTTTCCGCAGGAAAGGCAGTCGGCGTGCCAGTGCTCCTGCGTGCCGGCGATGAAAGACTTGTGGGCCGTGTCGCCTTCGGTTCCGCCTTGGCTGATGTCGAGGATGTGGCTGATGCCTTGCGCTTCGAAGGCCGAGACGCGCGCGATGGCGTGCGGGTAAATCTCCGCCCAGCGTGGGAACCAGAGCTCGTCGTTGATCTTGTAGCGGATCGACTGGCTCTGCTGGTGCGCCAGGTTCGCCGAGTTGAGCACGAGAAACTGGTTTCCGAGGTAGATCTCTTGCTGGGTTCGCAGAGGGCCGGGGCGCGGGAGAATGCGGGCGACGGCGTCGATGGAATCGAGCAGCGGCATGAGGCGAGTCTTGGCCTCCTTGCCGGCCATTTCGTCACTCTGAAACGTGAACGAGCACGGGCCAGGATCGTTCACTATGCGCCATGCGATGGCCAATTCGGCGAACAGGGTCTTTCCGGTCTGCACCGGCGCGATGAGCGTGGTGTGCCGGCAGAGCGGGTCGGTGAGGGAATCGAGCGGCGCTTTCAGCCATGGGCTGTTGCGGATGTCAAAACGGCCTTTGATGGGGCTCTGGGGGATGTCGCGCACGTGGTCGCGGGCCCATTCGTAGATGGGGCGGCGGTCGGGCGCGGTCGGGCGGTAAGCGGCTGTGAGCTTGTGATTCATTCCACCGGCTCCACGTCAAACGCCTTGGCCACGTCCTCCACCAGCTCATCGTGGATCTGGCGAAGCTCGGCGCGGAGCTCGGCGATCTCCTTGCCCAGCAGGCGGGGCGCTGCCTCGGTCTCCACCTTGGCCTTGAGGTTCGTCTGCCAGATGGCCGTGGCGCGCTGGGCGTCGGCCTTGGCCTTCTCGATTGTGATCGTCTCGCCCTTCATTTCGGCGATCTCCATCTCGCGCCGCTCCACCTCAAGTTTCTTGATGCGGATGTTCCAATCGATGCCTTCCTCGGTGTCGAGGCCGCGCATCTTGGCGACGTAGTTGCGGATGCTTTCCTGGGCTCGGTATTTGTCGCGCGACTGGCGCACGATCACGCCGGCATCGGCGAGCTGGGCCACGCGCTGCTTAGTGAGGCCGAGCGCGACGCAGAGCCAGCCCATCGGCACGAGCTCCATGCCGGGCTCGGAGTGCTCGAAAGCTTCGATGGCCTTGACTTCGACGCCAGTGAGGGTGCGCCCGGCCTTGAGCTTCTTGATGATGTTGCCGACGTTCGCCCGGCGAATCTTCGAGCCATCGACCTGCGGGAGCTGCTCCGGCTCCGATTCGTGGTCGGGCTCGATCATGCTGTGCCCAGCATTTTAGCCTTCGTTTCGTCGAAGGTCTTTCCAGTGGCCTCGTTGACGGCCTCCTTGCCGGTGAAATCCTGCCAGCGTTTGACGATCACATCGCAATACTTTGGGTCTAGCTCCATCAGGCGTGCGGTGCGGCCTGTCTTCTCGCAGGCAATCATGGTTGATCCACTGCCGCCAAAGAGGTCGGAGACGATGTCGCCTCCCTTGCTTGAGTTTTGGATTGCTCTCTCAATCAAAGCAACAGGCTTTGGTGTCGTGTGCCCCTGCACTCGCTCTTTGTCGAATCGCCATACGCTCACCTGTTTTCTGTCGCCATAGAAGGAGTGAGCGCCGTCCTTCATCCAGCCATAAAGACAAGGCTCGTGCTGGCTTTGGTAATCAATTCTAGAAAGCGTCAGACTGTTCTTTGCCCAAATAATCATGCTGCTGAAGTGAAAGAACTCACGAAATACGGCATGGAATATGTCGGCGCATTTGTCTGAATGGAAAACGTAGCAAGCAGCACCTGACTTTGATGAAGACAGGTAGTTCGCAAAAGCCCCGCGAAGCAATGACTCGAGGCCGGACCTGTCATCGTTGTTGATGCCCTTGTAATCAACCCCATAAGGCGGATCAGTAAACACCATGTCCGCCTTCTGCCCCGCCATCAGCCTGTCCACCGCATCCACGCTGGTGCTGTCGCCGCACATCACCCGGTGCTTTCCCATCACCCAGACATCACCAAGCACGCTGACAGGCTGCTCGGGCTGCGCTGGAGTCTCGTCGGGATCGGCCAGACCTTCCTGCACCTCGTCCTCCACGCCCAGATCCTCCAGCTCCTCCGCCGAGAAGCCGAGCCCATCCAAAGCCTCGCCCAAGTCCTCCACCTCTAGCTTCAACATCTCCGCGTCCCAGCCTCCGCCGATCTCGCCCAGGCGATTGTCAGCCAAAACGTAGGCGCGGCGCTGCGTCTCGGTCAGGTGATCCAGCACCACACACGGCACCTCCTTTAACCCGAGCTTCTGGGCAGCCAGCACGCGGCCGTGGCCGGCGACGATGGTCTTGTCGGCAGCGATCAGGACGGGCGCGTTGAAGCCGAATTCTTTGATTGAGGCGGCGATTGCGGCGACCTGCTCGGGCGCGTGTTTCTTCGCGTTGCGCGCGTAGGGAATTAGCTCGTCCGGCCGAAAGGCTTGGATGTTTTTCGTCATCTTTTATTACGTTTCTTGGTCTAGCAC